TTCTTGTTGCGGGCTGAATTCGGAACCGCCGCCATCGCCGCGACTCCCCGCGTAGATAGCACCTAATAGTGATGCTGCTGGTAAAAGCATACCTGCCATGGTTATTTCTCCCGTGGTCCGTCTGATCCGAGCTCTGATGCGATCTGGATGCCGTTGAGTCGAAACCACTCGTTGGCACCGCTGGTGAGTATTTGCATTCGTACGTAGTTGCCTCTGGCCGCCGCCTGTGGTCGTATCCGCACACCGGTAGTAGCGGCACCGCCCCAATAGGCTTGACCGTAGGTGCCGGTGCCCCAACCCTCTTGACCGGGGTTGCTGATGGACTGATTAGTCCCCAAACTCACTTGGTTCATGCCTACGCGGCCCAAGACAGGCCGGACCGTGATTGAGTACGAACCCTTGGCAAGCGCACTGACATACACCCACCCGTATTGCTTGATCCAATTGGGGCGTCCCTGCGTATAGGCGCGGGTGTAGATATACTTGCGGTATCCGGCATTGGAACGGTTGTCTCCAACGTGCAACTGGAATACCTGTCCCGCGTTATTGGCAACGATCTGCACATACTCGCCGGACAGTTTGTACATCGTCCCCGCCGTCATGTTGACGAGGTCTGCGCGAGTCCACCTAATCGGTTTACGCCGCCGTGCCGTGTTGGCAACATAGCACCAGGCCGGTAGCGTTTTGCCGGTGGCCGGAGACCAACTGTAATACTCTTTGCGTTCGTTGTTATACACGGCGAACGTATTGTCGGCATAGACCATGTTGCGCTTACGCACCAGATCACTGATCGGCTGGCTGGCATCGCGGGTGACGAACGATCCGGCACGGTCCGTGGGGATGAGCGACTCAATGCCGCTATCCGACATGAACATGATGTATCCCCCACCCTCCGGTCCCGCCTCTTGGATCGAATGGTGGGAGACGGTCCCAATGTTGGGACTCACGATCTCGATGGAGACCTCGTTGATCGTTGCCGCGAGGGCCATGCGAAAAATCTTGGTGCGCTTGAAGATGAAGAGGTTGCCCGCAAACGCATACAGGCCGGTGATGTCACCACCGTATCCACGGTATATCTGTATATGACCACTGCCCGTGCCGGACCAATCTTCGCAGTCGCTGGTGACCGAGTAGTAGAGCGTGTCCCCCTTCGCCAGAAACAACTTGCCCATGAACGCGGTGGGAAACTGGCTGGCGGACGGTGGACTGCCGCCGAGAGCACTGAGTGCGGTGCCGTTGTACTTCTTGACGGCATCCACACCGTTGGCGAGGACGAGGATGTTCGCATTCGTCGTATCGCCATAAAACATCGTGCCCGCCACACGGGTCGTTGCGGTGGTATCGAGACCAGTGCCGTCCGTCACCTGGGCGAAATCGCCGGTGGTGCGCTTGTAGACTTTGCCGTCATCACCAGCAGCAACTAACTGCGTTCCCTCTGCATAGTCGAACAGGCCGGTGATGATGGGCGTCCCGCCGATGGTAGCACCCAACTGCTGGTACCCACCCATCGCTTCCGGGTTATCCGCCGGACCGTCATAGACGATGTTGGTCGCGTCCCACATGGCCCCATCGGGGAAATCGGGGTTGTCTACGGCGTAGGTGCGGTCTATACCTTCACCGAACCGTTGATACCCTTCCTCGCGCCACCCTGCCATTATCGACCCGCTGGCTTAGTGTCGAAGTAAATCTGCGACTCGCCCCGCACGTTGATACCGTAGGCGCGGCGATACGTTGCCACACTCATTGAGTTCGGGGTAAGGGTCGTAGGTCCACGGATGAGGTTGATGATGGCGAGGCCGTATTGTTGCATCCAGTACTGCTGTTCGACGTAGTTACGGTCCCACTTAGCCGCCCTCGCGCACACGCGGTATTCCACGGCGTCACACGCTATATCGGGCGCATCCCCACCAAAGAGGTTAGTGGCGAACGTGGTATTCTCCGTGTACTTGGTAGAGTACCAGAGGTCAATCACATACTGGTCGTTGGGATAGGGCCATAGCTTGTAGGTGATGTTGTCGCTACTGTCCGCAATAATCCGCGCCATGACCATCGGCTTGCCGGACGTGTTGCGGTGGAGGTCACCACCCGATGCCGATAACAGTTCTGGCATATCCACGATGCCGAGCTCGTTGTTTGGACCCGATGATTTGTTGTTGCCAAACCACGTCTGCCCGTCACTGAAGGTCGCAAACTGTACGGAGTCCAGATCGGTAGTGGACAGTCCATACTCGTCCTTCAGTATCACATAAGAAGCCGAGGTGGTGGTGGTGCCTACGTAGGCGGTCTCGATGGTAAGGGTGTCTGGACTGCTGTCGGTATCAACAGAACTAACCTTGTAGGAGACCTTGTCAGTGCCAATACGGATATACATACCCGCCGCCACTGAACCAAAGTTATTGGCATTGTCCCCATCGGCATCCTTCGACGTAACCGTCGTAGATCCGTTGGTGGCCGCAACCGTGCCGGTGGTGATATCGTCAGTGGTTGTAAGCGTAGTTCGAGACAAGCCCCAGTTGAATCGCTTACGACTGAGGATGTCCCGTTTGGCGTTATTCGCCTCTTCTATCAGTGCTGCTTCAAGGATATTGGTCGCGGTGAACTCTGTGATCTCTGGCTCTTTAATATCCTTGAGTGCCGCATTAACCACGTCACCAAGTGTCTTAGCCATGGATCAATAAGCCTTCCACTCAACGTAAATAAAGACCGTATCCGCCGATGCCGCTGAAAGAGTAGTTAATACAAGGTCAGCATCGATATCTGTTCCTGTCGCTTGCAAGACTCCACCGGCTGGAGTGTCGGAGAAATCGAAATCAATCCGGCCCGTTGCCGCTAAAGGATGCATCGCAATGGGCACATCCGCTTCATCATTTTCAAGTTCTAGCTTGGCACTGATACCCTCAGATGCTACGATGTATCCTTTGACAATTTTTAAGGCACTCGTATAGGATGTTAAATCACTCAAATTCACCACAACAGCATCAGTGAATTCACCCGTACCTCCCCATTCGCCCAACCAGATGGTGTACCCGCTATGACCGGACTGTTCGCTTTTTGTTACTGGTGTTGGTGCCGCCATAATGATGTCCTCTTTATTCGGTTACTGGTCGTACGTGGCGGTGGTGCGGCACCCCGTAAGGCACCGCACCATCGATAGACTAGCTACTGCCCGATACCCCGTAGATACCACGCGCATCGCCCCAACCGGAAGACTGAGCAAACTGACCACTAATCTTATAGTCCTTCGTATCGAAGTCGTATATGTAGTCCGTCGAAAACTCTTCGCGGGTGTAGCAAAGCAACTTGTGGTTTTCCTTCTCAGCGAGAAGGAACCACGCGTTGGTATCGGTGAGGTAATCCCAAACCACCAACTGCAAGCCCAACCCATTGATCGGGTTGATGGCGGATTCCGAATCACCGGAACCGTTGTATGCAACAGTGGGGTTGCCCGTGGAGTCGAGCAGACGCGCCGCCGTGAACTGGTTGTCCGGCGAGACCACAAGATACTTAGGCCGAATAGCCAACTTCTTGCCCGCGCCGTCCACGAAGTTCTTGCGGAAATCCGTCAGACCCGTTTCGAGCGAGGTCTTGGAAAGGTCCGCTTGCGAAGACGGTTCGTTTCTAAACGTGCCGCCGTCCTCACGCACATGGACCGAGGAAAACAACTCAATGCCGTCCGGGCCGGTGTATGAAGACGAGAACCCGTTGTTAAACGTATTGGCGAGGATGGTCTCTTCCGTGGCATTGGCGGAATAGGCCAGTTCAACAGCCATGTCCTCCATCACCCCGTAGAGCTCGTCCCGCATCATTTCACGGGTGGCCCGCATACCAAGGGCGTAGTCTACATGCGTAAACGTGCCCTTGTGGCCTTCGGTCATCGAAGAGTAGTTGATCGACTCACCCTCTAGCTTGGTCTGCATCAAGCCGACCCCGCCGACAGTCTGGGTGTTTTCCTGGTATTGCGTCGATTCGCGGATATTATAGAGTCCGCGTCCTATTTTTTCACGCTGGTCATAGGCATGGTGAATAACCATATCTATGCCGCGCAGAGTGGTAAGATTACTAAAATTACCTGTTACGCTAATAGCTGGCATCGTTAGTTACTCCCTATACGCCTACAGTACTGGAACCACGACGATGTGCTGCCCATTGGACGATATAATCACCGTTATCGCCAAGAGCATTAGTCGTGCCGTCAGTATTGTCGCTTAATAGAATGTCGAGAAGCAAGAATTGGTTAACGCCGGAAGCATCCAACGTATCCGTATCGAGTTCCTGGGTGGATATTTTAGTGGTGGTGTTCAACGTGGTAAACGTCGAATCACCCGTTTCACCTAAGTGTGCTAGGACAACAGTATCACTCGCACCATCATCCTGTGCTTGCATCATCTGATCGGGATCAATAGCCAACATGACCCTACCCGCAGTGCCCGTAGCAGAATACTCTAGAGACACACCCACTGTATTGCTGATGGTCCCCGCTGCACCGGCCACATCTACGCCACCGTCCGTGGTCTGCAAGACCACATCGTTAATACCAAAAGCGGCGGCGGCGGCGTCCTTCTGGAGGTGCTTCACTGCAAGAAGCGGTCCCCAAGGCTTGAACCCGTACGCCCTATCTGGATTTGCCATTACGATCTATTACCCTCACGTATATTGATAGACCCCGTTGCCAGACCGCGTTCGGCGGCTCTTGCAAGGTTACGTGCTTGTGACGCGTCTGCGCCGTGGCGTACTGCCGTGTCGTAGACGGATCGGGCATGACTGTCCAACTTGCGATCAAAGTCCTCTTTGCGAGACGCGAGGTTGTTTTCGTTCTTGCGGGCTTGCATGGCATCCATCCGTTCCCTCAACTGTGCGGGTGCTTTCATCAACACCATTTCATTGGTGCGGACGCTACCATCCTCACTGCTCTGTTGTTGGTGCGGTGTGGAGTCATTGTCTTCCCGTTGAACAATTTCCCAACCTTGGTCTTTGTTGCGATCTATATTGCGCGGGGCCACCCATCGGACGCCCCCACCATCGCGGGTCGCACGGTTTTTGATCGATTTTGGGACGTAAAGCATGTCGAAAGAATCACCCTCATCAACGACTTCCAGTTCACCGGTTGCCTCGATGATGCTATCCACCTTCTCCAGCTTTTGCGGCGTCTCATCCAAACTACCACGCTCAAACCCCGCAATCACCCTAAACAGGTGAACCCTGCTCATGTGGTTGCGCAGCTTGCCTGCTTGTGGCTTGCCTTCGAGGATGTGACGATGCCCGCAGATAGGACAGGTATGACCGTCCTCCGATTGAGCCGTTGCCCAATCCAAGGCGCGTTCGATGTCTGCCGAATCGTTGGTAGCTTTGGATTTTTCCTTCGCTTCGTTGGCGGCGTTGGCTTGCGCCTTCACCGATGACGGGGCCGGTGTAGTAGTTTGTGACATTAGCCTTGCTCCCTAATCATCGCGTTGAGGTCTTGGCCGGTCTGTTCACCCGCCGTGTTACGCCCTAATCGTTCGAGTGTTTTCATATCGTTTTTCTCGACCAATCCGCGAAGGGTACGAAAGCGGTTTGCCGCATTCTTCAACTGGCCCTGCTCTACTTCCCGTGCTTGGTTGGAATTGCCGTTTTGCCCCGGTGACACGGGGGTATTGCTACCCACCGACCTCCGTTGCGTATACGGCTTTACCGCCCCGGACTTGATCTCGTCCATGACGATCTTGGACATGAGTAAATCCATATTTGCTGGATTCTCTGCCCACTGCGGTTGGGACTGTAGGGCACTTGCTACCTTGCCCGTGATCCGTTCCGCATCGTCCGCACCGATCATGCCCTTACCGACCATGTCTTGGACTTGATTGCTTACGTGAAACGTGGACTGTATAGAGCCCGTCTGCTTATTCACGTAGTCTTTCACTTCCGACATGATCTCGTCTTTACTGGCAACGCCATTCTTCCCGATCTTATGGTTGAAGTGGCGGTCCAGCATTTCGTATACCTTGCCACCGGTCTCATCGTCACCCAACATCTGCTTGATGTAGAGCTCCTCCGAGTCCGGTTGACCCGCGTTGGGGTCCGGCTGTTGGGTCTGTTGTTGGTTTTGTTGTTGTTGTATTCCCTGGGTATACTGCTGCCACTGCGCTTCCCGTGCTTTGAAAGCCTCTTGCATTTTCCCCAAGTTTTGTTGCGCTTCATTTTTCTGCGAGTTTACCTCTTTGAAGCGGTCATACGGAATCGGTCCTTGTTCACTGGAGTGATCTGACGTGTCACCTGACGATACCGATTCGTTTGAGGCGGACGAG